ATATATATATATATATAAATAGATAATATAACATATAAATATATATATAAACCTTTTCGTTTTAGTATGAGTGTATTTCCCGAAACAGAGTTCAACAGTTCAGGAAAATCGCTACAGCACAAGCCCAGTCGACGTTACAGAGTCTGAACTGTTGAAAATCAACAGTTCAGCTTTCTGAATTGTGTGTGCACTTAAAACTGCATAAAATAGACGCAACGGTTTTAAGGCTAAAAAATAAGGCTCATGTGAGCCTTATTTTTTATCCCAGACACTTAACCCGCCTTGTCTAAGGACGTGATAAAATGCATTGTAGATTGCTTCGGGTTTTGCCGTGAGTACGTTCCTTTCCCCTTTGCTCAGAGCGAGGATCCGGTTATGAACCCGATGCATCACCTCCAGGTAGGCTTTTTCGTATTTCGGCGGAATTTGAATCACTGAAATTTGGTTAAAGTTGAACGCCCGCAACATTTGTTCTTCGTGTGGGGCTGAAGAGCAAATACCCACAATCTGTGTTTTATGCAGCTCGATGATATCTGTCATTAGATAATCCACACTACCCACTTGTATCTTTGCTTCGAAGTCTGGCATAGGCGCACAGACCCTCACAAATTCCATAAACACATCCATACCCCCAAATCCTAATATGAAAAGATTCGACCAAGACCATCCAAACACAACCAAAATGTGTACTCCACAACCTGCATTAAGAACATGTTCATAACAAAGAAGATTACGAGCAAGTGCACATCGTCACCCCCTCTCTTCAGTTAGGATTATCTCTACTTTCGAAATTTTCCTACCTTGCCCTGGAATATCGGTGAAATAGCCCCATACGTCATAAATCCCATCCCCCGATATAAAACCGACAGCCATTCCTTTTTCGCCAGAATCAAACGCGAGCTCACCCGCTTGGTTTGCATTGAATTCTAAATGACGGATTTTTTTCATAAAATGCGAACCCACCTTATCGCGCTCAAGCCCACAAGGATCAAGAATAACAAGACGTCCGGAGTCCACCGTCACCCGCCCTAATAATTCTGGGTTTTCTCGTGTCAGTTTTGGCCTTTTTTTGCAAAACTGACACGAGATAGTACTACCCCCGTCCGCAAACAACAAATCATCCAGCCCCCACCCATATATATACCCACAACTAGAGCAAACATACCCACCCGCGAATGCTTCTATCATTTCGCAATACGTTCCACAATTTCTACACTCAAATCGTCGCGCGCTCATACCTTCCACCTTCCATTTTGTCTTAGAAATTAAACCCTTCCGTGCGGCTCGCGGCCAGAGCGCGCATATGTTCTTCAGGAAGATCCCAGAGAACATAGCCGCACTTTTGACACGTTAAAGATTTGACAAAAAGTTCCTTTATATCCCCAGTGACAATCCTCGCACCTTTCTCTGGATGGAGTTTGACCGCGAGTGTTTGTTCCGCAAGCACTACCGCCTCCAAATCGCCACTATGGCATTCGGGACACCCCAGTACCCTTTCTAAATCATCGGACGATGTAATCATTTTCTCGTTTCCCTCGCTTCCTTCGCTGTTTGGAGCAACGCCTCGGTTTGCTTCATTGGATCAGCACTAACAATAACATATCCGCAAGCTTTACAAGAAAAGTGTGTAATCAAAAGGTCTGTTTGTTGGTTTATGGTGGTTTCCTCATCTATTGACAATGTTTGCTCTGTGAGTTGAATCACGTTGAACCTTCTTTCCGCGCACCTTGGACAGCGAACGGTTTCGTTTATATCTTTGATGGTGCGAAAACTTTTAGGCTCGATCACCACGGACTTCCCAAAATTAAAAACTTCCATTTCTGCATCGTTGGTTATAAAATTCCGCAAAACTTCCCCGCACTCAAAGATTCCTTCACATGTAAGGTAAACTCTTACAGGCGGTCCCTCGGAAAAAACGGCGCCGATCACACCATTTTTCAAAACGACAAATTTGTCAGGAACTCGTTTGAGTTCCTGACCGCGATCCAAGCAAACTATTTTTCGGATTGATGTTTGGTACAGCAACACCCTGACTTCAAAATTCACCCGAAGCACCCCCTCAGAAAAGTGGAACCTTCCACTTCACTTCTGCACTCGACATTAAACCCCACTTGTCGGCCATCCTGCAATTTACGTACGATATCGTCCCCCATTCATCTATTGTTCCGTAAAACTCCACAATAGGAATTCCTGACTTGGTACAGATATTTCCTGCGACACCTTCTTTTGTGAAGGAAAAGTGTCCAAGAAATCCCTTAAGCTTCGAATTAAAGGAATATTGCCTTAAAACATTCCCTTTAGTTATACCAACGAAATAAACTTCTTCTTCTCCCAAAAACACGCTGAAGGCATTGAACTCCGGTTTGACCAGACTTTCGAACACCTCGGCCGCGAACACACCAAACATATTGCTAAAATCCTCCGGCGTCGTTAGCGTGCTTACAACATCATCCGGCACACACCTTTCTAACTGCCGAACGAGTGCTTTCATCGACCTTTCTAATGGATGGGTTTCCTCAATTTGCATAAACGTCAACTTGAGACGCCCACACTTGCTGGGTTCTTGGATCGTAATATCATAACGCGATTCTTCAAATTGGACATAACCCGTAAGTCCATTTTCCGTTAATTGTAAATGAATTTCGCAATACAGAAGATGGGCGGGGTCACCAAAATCTGACACAAGCCCCTGCGCACAAAGGGAAGAGTCGTGCAGCAGATCAACGTAAAGACGATATTTGTTTTGCTCGGGGTCCAAGAAAAGCCGTATGCCTTCAACCCTCGTAAACACGTTTACCAAGGACAGATCGAATCCGCCAATAAACCCCTGTGAAAAAACGGTGTTTTCACCCCCTGCTGCTTTTTTCCCAATCAATTCCACAACCTTCGGATAAAAAGTGCCAAACGCTTTCGCCACTGTAATTCGCTTTAATTCCAAGACTTTCTCCTCCTTAAGCTAGGAAAAACATTCTTTCCCTCATTACTATTCTTATACCAAAACACCACCCCCAATTTGGTGTATAATAACCTTGGAAGGGGGATAATTTGGTGTATAAAATTAAAATCAAACCATCGGATTTTACAGCAGCATTTATCCCCGTACAAGGAAAGCCGTTCTTCTTTAAAGATCCCGATCCCAAGCGCTCTTGGAATTGGCGAGAGTATCTACGTCCCATTTACGATAACCTTTACAGAAAACTCGTTTTAAAGACATCGCGCCAAGTAGAAAAGTCCACCACACAAGGCAATCGATATATTACATACTCTGCCCTTATTCCCTTTTTTCGGTCGATTTACGTTACGCCAACAGCGAAGCAAGCAAGAATTTTTTCCAACGATCGCTTGCGAAAAAGTATGCGCACATCAGAATTTATCAAAAAGTACTTCGTGGATACGGACACGGTTGACCAAGTCTTCGAGCAAACGCTCATTAACGAATCCACCATTTTTATTGGATACGCTTTTTTGACAGCCGATACAATGCGTGGTCTTTCAGCCGATATGCTGGGCATAGATGAGTTCCAAGATATTTTATCGGATAACGTCCCTATTTTGCGAGAGGCTTTAACTGCGTCCGATTACAAACTTTTGATGTACACAGGTACGCCCAAAACCATGGACAATCATTTGGAAAAAGAGTGGAGGGCGAGCTTTCAAGCTGTTTGGGTCATTAAATGCCAAGGTTGCAACACACATAACCGCATGGACATCGAACCCATGAAGCTACTTGGCAAGGATGGAATTATTTGCAAAAAATGTGGGAAGTATTTACGCACGCAAAATGGCTTGTGGATAAAAATGAATCCGTCGAGCGAAGAAGCGGGATTTCACATTAGCCAACTTCAAACAGGGAGAATACAGCGCCCCGCCGACTGGAAAGACCTTATAACAAAAGTGGAAAGTTACCCCGAATACCAGGTGTATAACGAAGTATTCGGCTTATCGTTTGACTCCTCGGAGAAGCCTATCACACAAGCCATGATTCAGTCCGGCGCCACGGGACCCTTTTTAACTTCATACAACGCCTCAATTACCAAGAACAACCACGTATTTATGGGTGTGGATTGGGGGGAGAACAAAGGTTCGTTCAATGTGTGTGTTGTGGGTGGGTTCGTGGACCAGAAGCGGTTTCAAATCTACCATTTCAAAAAGTTTGCCCCCAATGTAAAACCGGACGAAGTCTTGAAAGAACTTTTGCGTTTGTTTAAGGTATTCCGCTGTCAGGTGATGGGCTGCGATCACGGAGCGGGGCATAAAGAAAATCTGCGTCTCCAAGAAGCGCTTGGAGCTGACAAAGTGTGGGAAATTTTCCACGCCAGCCAAGGCGTATCTTACAAGTGGGATCCGGATAGACTTATGTATATTACAGATCGCACGCGCATCATGGATAACCTCATCATCCCCATCCAGGAAAACCAGGTTATATTTCCCGAGTGGGAGTACATGAATAAACCGTTTAGGTTTGATAGCAACCGTACGTTTGCAGATGACTTCACATCGCTGACGAAGGAATACTCTGAACGAAGCCGCAAGTTCCTTTACGATCACACGAGTCCGGACGACGGATTCCAAGCAACGCTGTACGCCAAGTTTGTGTCACATCTATTTACAAAGAGACCATTTATTTAGGGGGTAGGGTATGGGTTTTCAATATTTTTAAAGTTAGCAGCGTCACCCGACGCTCGTCAGTTTGGGTGCTGCGAGTATCGGTGCTAGGATTGCCCTACATCGGCGCCGAAAGAAGCAAAAAAGAAGTCTTTAATCGCGAACCTTTGTTTTGTGTTACAATAAGAGGAAAGGGGGGGCGGCCGTGGATTGCAAACAACTAGGCCAAGAAGCGTACGAGCGATATTTTAAGCGCATCGATGGGGATGCGGAGAATAAACTTCTAGAAACCATCATCGCCGATATCGCCAAGCGGGAAGAACTCAATCCTGAACAAATCGCCAGAACGTGCCAATACGCCAATACGAAAATTTTCTTAAAACTGTTTAAGACAGTGAACGACAAGACGTTCGAATTTGCCGTGGCCAATCCAGCAAACGTAATAAATACCATCCAATCGATTGAGGCACCTGTTTCCGCGAAGCGCAAGATTGACGATTCTCTTTTTTCGCTTGACGTTGAAGAGAAAAAGGATTTCCCTGAGGTTATTGATTTTGCCGAAGTGGCTAAACTTGAGCAAAGGTTGCGCGATCGTCTGGATGATATAGCGATCAAAACCATGGAAGAACGTCCTGGGATTTTAAAACGGTTGATCCACCGCATGCACGAACACGGCCCAGAAACGGTGTTTATCTCCGTTCGCAAGGTGGGTGGACCCGAAGAACTCCTGAAGGCGGCATGCGAGCTTGCTCGCGTCAACTATGACAACGTCATCATACCCGAAGGCAATTTTCTTGTTGACGACACGGATGAACTTTTGCAAAAGGTCGCTGCGTATGGTAAAATGTTGACCGAAAAGGAAGTTTGTTTAACCGATTTGGAAAAAGTCGCTTCGGTTAGGAGGTTGATTTCTGGAGTTAAGAAAGTGCCTGGTAAAGCTTTGAAAACGGGGTTCCTATACATGGAAGCCAAAGACATTGGAACGAAAGCCAAAGGAGCGAAAGCGCGAATTTTGAGCAACGACCCTTTACCTAATTCATTTACAACCAAAAACCTTCCCAGGCGCATGCAGCCCGGAAATCACGGCTATATTGGCTAAATACTAAAAAAATGGAGGTACATCAAATGAACGAGCTTTTAAAATTTGCCCATGATAATGATTTGACAGAAGACGATTTGGAGTATCTTTTCGAGCAAGGACTCGAAAAGATCGCCGAGGAACAAGAAACCGAAATTTTGTATGATGCTTTCGAAAAAGTGGCAGAGGCTTATGACATGTCTCCTGAAGACCTCAACCAGCTAGTGCAAATTGGTCAAGAAGCCGTGGCGCTTCACGAACAAACAAACGAAGCCCAAGACGATGATGAATTGGGTAACGAAGAGAAGCTTCAACTCGTTGAAGAACTCCAAGAAGCTAGGCGTGACCTTTTGCTCAGAGCAGCAGCCGAAGCAGAGTTAGCGGAAGCAATGGCTGAAGAGGGTGTAGAGAAAACCGCCTCCGCATATCTTAGCGATGAGGAAATTGAATACATCTTCGAGCAAGGACTAGAGAAGATTGCAGCAGACGGTGGTTTTCTTGATGCGGCGAAAAACCAGGCATCCCGCGCCTGGCAATCCGCAAAGGGTGGGGCCCGGAGAGCTGGCGGAGCCATTCGGGGCGGAGCTGGTAAAGCTGGCGGAGCAGCTCGCGCCTTGTGGGCCAATCCAAAAGCTAGACTCGGGGTTGGAATCGGAGCTGCAGCCGCCGGCCTTGCGGCTGGAGGCGCGTACGCCTTGAAGAGACGGAAGAATTTAGAAAAATCTGCCGGTCTCAATTTCACCGATGAAGAAATCGAATACATTATTGCTCAAGGCTTAGAAAAAGTCGCCAGCTTGGCTGATCAAAGAAGACTCGACGGAGCAGGCTTTGGAGCCGAAGCTCGCCTACGCCTTGCAGAAGCTTTAGGCAAAATCCGCAGTGGTGGTTCGGCTTTATGGGCTAATCCAAAGGTTAGATTAGGTCTTGGTCTTGGTGCCGCCGCTGGAATTGGAGCTGGGACCGCCTATGGTCTGAAGAAGCGGAAAACCAATCGGGAAAAAACAGCTGGCGTCGACTTGACCGACGAAGAAATTGAATACATCGTTGCTCAAGGACTGGAAAAGGTTGCTAGCGATTTAGGGCTGGAATAAGAAAGTAAGTCGCGACAGGGACGTCCCTGTCGCGACATTATGGGGGTGACAATTTGAGCACACATTTTCGAGATTTACCCCCCTTGTTGAGAAATGCACTTCTGGCGAGCGCGGCAGCGAGCATTGGCATTGGTTCTGCCGCTGCCGGCAAGCGCTTGGCGGCCAGACGATACAAAACAAGAAATGAGGGAGATACGATGGAAAAGTTCGCGGGTATATCTAAAGAAGAACTAGAGTACCTTTTCGACCAAGGGCTGGAGAAGATTGCCAAAGACGCCGAATTTGAAGACGCCATTGTTAAGATAGCCGAATATACTGGACTTACCCCTGAATATTTAGGCGAACTCCTCTTTAGTCATTGCGAGGAGTTGGAAAAGGTTGCAGCCATCGAACAAATAATTGATGAACTCAGCGATGAAGAAGTAGAAGAGCTTCTTGAAGAGGCTGCCCAAAACCCCGAATTGGCGCAAAACGTTGCCGCAGCCGAAGAAGAGCGGGAAAACGAAGAACTCGCTTATCTCGCTGCGCTCGTAGATGAGCTAGGGGAAGAAGAGGCCCAAGAACTTCTGCAAGAAATCGTAAAAGAAAATTAAAGGTGGTGGCGATGTGACCAAAAAAATGGTCAAAGAAGCAATCGCTCCCTCCGACTTTACACAAGCTGTTCGATCCGCGAAAATGGCAAAGGATTATTATTCCGGCAAATATCATGTGGGCCGGGACCAAGCCAAGAAATTCCTTTCTCGTCGCTTGGGGAAACTAGATGTCGGGCTTAGTTCCTTGCAAGATGCCAGTTCTGAACTAGGGGAATTCGCAAGAGAGGGACGGGATTTTTTTAAAAATTTTGATTCAAAAGCCTTATCCGACAGCACGAAAAAGACCATGCGCTCTATGCGAAATCTCTCCATTGTGGGTGGCGGCGCCATTGCCGCTATGCTCGCTTGGAAGTATCATCAAGAAAAAATGAAAATGGAACAGGAGGGCGAGTCCTTGCGGTTAACAAAAGAGGCAAGCAACAGAAACATACTGCGCTCCGCGTTAAGGACGGCTGCTGGTGTCGCTCGGGCGGCAAAGCCCTATATTTCTGCAGCCACAATACCGATGGTTATCGGAGGTGCAAGTGCGCTAGGCGGTCATTTGGTTAACAAAATCATTGACAAACGCGAACGTAGGCCCGATAAATATTGGCAAAATTTCACGAACCGTTACCCGGAGTATGAGGGCAACGCTCTTGCCAGAGAACACTTTGATGTGATAGTGGATTTTAATCCATCGACTGCAAAGCATCCTATTGTCGTAAAGAGTATGTTGGACGCCACTACGTATCAAGGCGGGGATCAATTGTTCGGCCTGCAAATGGTGAGCAATTTGGCCGACGTCGAATCCAGTCGTTCGCGCACCGACCAGCAACGTTTGAGACAAATCGCCGAGGCAATTCGTACGCCACTCATGGAAGCCTCTAAGGGCATTGTAAATCTGTCCGACGCCGTACTTGACCGAGAGCGGGAAGTTGCTTCGAGGAACGCGCGGATAGAAGAACTCATGCGTCAACGTACGAAATCTCCGTTGGAACAAGAAATGCTTCTCATTCGTGCTGGCAAAGATTACGGCGACTATTTAAGGGCGCAAGGCGTAGAAAATCCAAGGCCAGAAGACATTGAAGCGCACGTTAACAAATTGCGCGACCTGGCGCCAACACCGGTAGACGACTTTGCGTTTAGAACCTTGGTACGGCGGCGCGTAAACGACGAACTTGAACGGATGCAATTGTAACCGAAAGGGTGGTGCGCGTTGATTAAACAAGTGCTATTTCAGCAACAATTCGAAGAATGCACAATTGAAGAAGTTTCTCCTTCGGTTACACTAACAAAGACCGCATCGGAACTTTCGCCGGAAATACAACGCTTTATTGCGGAGAACATTCGCTCTGATCCCAACTACGTGTATCTTTTGCTAACAGCGTTGGGATCGGGTGAAATTTGGGGACCCAATGTAAACGGAGATTATTTCCATGAAAAAGATATTCTCCAGTCTTACAAAACATTTGAAACGTTCGGGTGTGCTTACGTGCACCACAAGAATAAAGATCCCCAAAAAGCAAGCGGGAAAATTCTTTTAGCTCATTTTAACCCGCGAATGCATCGAGTGGAACTCATTGTACGGTTGGACAGAAGCAAAGCTCCCAATATCGCCTCGGATGCAGATAAAGGGAAACTTTGGGACGTGTCAATGGGTTGCAAAGTGAAATTTGATGTTTGTTCCATTTGTGGGAACAAAGCATATAAGCGAAACCAATACTGCGTGCACCTGAAAAAACACATGTGCGAAATTTTGCCTGACGGCCGACAAGTGTACGCCATTAATCCCAACCCCCGATTTTTTGACATTTCCTTTGTTTGGGTTGGGGCTGATCGTACAGCTAAAGTGTTGGCGAAGGTGGCAAGCGCGGGGATTAAAAAAGAATCCGACATTGTAAAGGACATTCCCGCGACTCCTCTTTCGCCCAAGGCTACTCATATGGCCTCGCTTTTGATGGAAGAACTTGGTATAATGAAGAAACAGGAAGAACCTTTTTCCAACACATTGCTTGACCAGATGGGGTCACATCCCTTATCCGATGTTTTGACAACGTTGACCGCGCTTGGCGTATTACTCAAACCCGAAGAATTTGCCGAATTGATTCAACGCCGAAAAGAACCTGCCAATGTCAGTGACTTCCACCCCTTCGATGGCGAAATCATTAATGATTTGGTGAAGGCTTTAATTCCTTATTTAGAGAAGCGTTCTGCCCTTCGTCCGTATTTACTTCCCCGGATGATAAAGTTTGCAAGTGAGAAGAAAAGAACGGTGTTTTCTAGACGGAGACTCACCGCACCAGCAATGATTGCCCTGCATACGCTTTACGGGACGTATTTGGATCACTTGCCCGAATTTAATGCCACAGGCTTAGACGCAATTTTCAAAAAATATCCAGGGCTTTTGCCGTTGATTACAGCCGGCACCGTGGGCTTGACGTGGGGTACGGGGGCAAGAGATAACACTAATCGCCCCGACGCAAGACCGCAAACCATGGAAAAGCTGGCTGGGAATTTAGGAGGTAGACTTTTCGTTGGCATTCCAGCGGCGTACTTGCTCTCCGGCGTGGCAAGACGTTGGGAAGACGAAAATAAACTCGCCCGCTTTTTGGCGAACCACCCTCTCGCAATAGCCATGTTGGGGGTGGGAGCTACGAATACCGCGGACGATTGGAAAACTTTAGCTAAGGCGGTTTCGTCTTTTGGCACGAAGCAATCTGCTTTCGGAAAACAAGCCTCGGCGATTCTTCAACCCTCCAAGGGGGCCGCCGAACTTTATATCGAATATGAAGCGTTTCAGAAAGAAGCCGCCAACCGCCAAGTATATATCGTTGAAGAACCGTGGCAAGAACCGGGAGCGGCCGCGCTCGCGGGACTGGCCATTATAAATTCAAAGGAGCACCCCAACGGTTAAATAAACCATTTACTTCAGTAGACGCATGAAAAACACATATAAACCAAAAGAATTTGCTGCGATGCTCGGAGTGACGGTTAAGACTTTGCAAAGGTGGGACAACGACGATAAGCTAAAGGCTTATCGAAACCCAAAGAACAGGAGGTATTACAAGCGTGAACAGTACGAAAAATTAAAAAGAGAGAGCAACGATCACTTTCTTGAAAATACAAATCCAAGAAAAAAAGGAGGTGGATCTGCTACTGAAGGATCGAACATCGCAAAAAACATTCTTAGAGTTCAGCGAACTCTAGAATGTATGGATTTGTGTATGTTTTTAGTAGCAGGTAAAGCCGTGAGTGCAACCATAGGTGAAATTTTAGACAAACTAGGACTACTTGATGACGAACCCATGCAAAAAGAAGCGTCCCATTCCATCGAACAAAATTTGAGCGATTTGTTCGACGAAGTGTTTGGAATGACCAAAACAGCTAATACGTTACCCACGAAAACGCCAGCAGAAGAAGCTGCCGCAAACCAACAATTTTCCCCGCAACAAGTAGCGGTGCCGGAGCAAGTAGCGGTGGCGCCAGAAACAGCAACAGAGGCAGCAAAAGAGGCTTTGAAAGCAGATATCATCCAAGCAGGTGCTTCTTTGGTTGAAGATGCTATGAACGAACTTTTAGAACAGCAACAAGTTAAAGTGGCTGCCGTGCAAAAACTTTTTGGCGAAAACAGTTCCAAAGGCTTACTTTTTGCCAAATTAGCAACGGATAGCATGATAATGACAGGGCGTATTGTTCGAGATTACGATTTTTCTTCTCATCAGGGCGGCAATCCCGATCTCAGCGAATGGCTTGAAATAGTAGAAGGAGAACCAACCAACACACTTTAAAAAAATATGATACAATATTTGTTGAGAGGGGGCGAATGCGTGAAGATCGACATGGCTCGAATCAACCAAATCATCCAGGAAGTTACGAGTACCGAAAAGGTGGCGAGCGAAGAGGACGTCTCTGTCGACGAGTTAATTTTAGAGCTAGAAAAGGTAGCAAGCGAAACCACTGAAAAAAAGGCGATCGAAGGCGAGGGCGTCACGCTGAGAAGCGACTCGATGGCAAAACAGCGCCTTAAGGAAATTCTAATGGATGGGATCAAGTCTGACGATCCATCACCCGTCTGTCAAAAACTCAAAGATTCTCTTTTAGCCGACGACAAAGACCAAGCGCGGGAAATCCTAGAAAAGGTTGCGTTTCATTTCGAAGAACAGATGCGCACCCTCGAAAAAAGGTAGAAAGGGGGAGTGGGCATGGAAAATAAGACAAAAGAACTGCTTCGCAAATCGGCTTCTGCCTTGAAAAGAATTAAAGGTGATTTAGAGCTGGAGGCAGAGAAAAGAGCTAGTGCGGAAGAAAAGTTGCAAACACACATGAAGCACCAGGAACGGCTTTTTAAGTTGGCTTCCAGAGAAGCCATTCGTTATGAAGATGTTCCGGAAATGCTGGACACGCTAAGCTGCATGGAACCCCAACAACAAGAGCTTGAACTTCTCTCCCTAGAAAAAGCCGCCAGCCTTAACTTTTTGCAAGTGGGCTCAATTGAAAAAACAGCTTCGGATTCTTCGGGGGCCGAAGACGCATTGACGAAGTTTATCTTAAATACGATGGGTTAAACCCAATAAAGGAGGCACCACCGAATGAATATTAATCCAAATTTCATGCATCCGAATCAACGCTTTAAATTGGTCTACGGGTCTGCTGATACAATTTGGGAGACCGCTTCGCTTGCCGATACGGTTAGACCACAGAGTCTAACCGATGGTATGTGGTTGACCAAAAATGAAGATGGCAAGTGGGAACCTTCCACAGAAGATCCGCTGTCTTATCCCGTCTTAGAAATCAAGTACCAGTACGACAATCAAGCGATCGAAGCCGTCACCATTGCCCGCGGATCCGTCCCGGCCATCACCACGGTCTTCCTCTACCCAGAAAACAAAGACGGGTATCCCGACGCTCCGGCCAAAGGACAGTTACTCAAAACAAACAACGGAGTGCTTGTTCCAGTAGCAGAAAATGGAACGGAAGATCATTTGCACGTCGCCATCATTGAGGAAGTGTTCCCTCTTCACCCCGACCGCATCCTTATCATCAAGCGTTTCTAAAGAGAGAGCAACGATCACTTTCTCGAAAATACGAATTCAAGAAAAAAGGAGGTGAATCTGCTACTAAGGGATCGAACATCGCAAAAACATTTTTAGAGTTCAGCGTTTATGTCGAAGCAGGAAAACTCTAAAATGTATGGATTTGTGTATGGTTTTAGTAGCAGGCTGAGAAATGAATTTCGATAACATTTCCATTGAACAATTCAATGAACACTTCATGTCTATTGTTGAAGACCCCAGCATGATTAAACAAGCTTCTGAGGCCGGAAGTCAGTTCATTCGCCAAAAGCTGCGTGAAGACGGTGTTATGCGCCGCTATTTCGGGGATGCATTTGAAAGGGTAACTACCGAAGACCCTCGGTACCAGATTGACCCAGGTGCTAGTGACACAGGTTACCTACTCGTTGACAAGGAACCCGATTCCTATGCTTTGATGATGACCTTCCGCGGTCAGCCTCAGGCGGAGTACATTACGGGTTCGAAGTTTATTATTCCATTCCTGAAATTCCAAGCTCCTGTGTTTGAGAAAAACGAAATGGAACTCAAGAACATTCGCATGCCCATTACGCAAGTTATTCAAACCAACTTGCTGTATGATATGCAGGAGCAAGAAGATCTTTATTTCAAGACTATTTTAGACAGGTCCATTGAGGTAACCGGCAATTTGGTGACCTCTGCCGAAACCTTGCTCGGCAAATCTGACCTCAGAAAGCTCATCAACACTGTTGAAACCAAGAGGCTTCGCACGGAAGCATTTATTATGTCCACAACCACGTTAAATGACGCCCTAGAATGGCAGCACAATGACATTGGCGACACCGTGAGCACAGTCGTAAGAGACGGTGTCCCTTACGACACGTTGTTTGGCAAGCGCCTCATTACTACGACAAACACGGATGTCATCAAGTATGGTGAGATTTATTCTCTGGTAGCGCCTAATTTCCTGGGTGTTGCAGCCGCATTGGGCGATCCAACTTTCTGGGTGCAAAAGAAGATGGATCTTCTTCGTATGGCAAGTTGGTATTATGCCGGATTCAACGTAGGCAACATTCGCGGTATCGCCCGCCTCGAATTGGCCTCTTTCGACTCTGGTGTCGAAGACGAAGAAAATGGCCAAGACGAAGGAAATGGCCAAGACGAAGGAAATGGCCAAGAGGGCTGATAATGGTCCACTCCGTTCCGAAACAAATGGACAGGGCGCGTACCCTGTCCATTTTTTGTAAAAACCGAAAAGGGGCGTGTTGAATGAAGTATCAAATTTTTTATTTAAAACCGGGAAGACTTTCATTTGGTAAGCACGTGATTCGTCCGGCAAAAGATTATCCACCGGGCAAAATCCCTGTTTTTGACGAAGAAACCGATCCTATCACCGAAGGGCTTCGTTTGCTGGAAAAAGGGGGGCTAGTGGAACTTCGTCCCTTTCAAAAAGAGGCATCACCAAAAAGTGCGCCGATCGTCGAGCCCGAAAACGACACTGTTGATCAGGATGTCGATGGCGGAGATGTTTTGAGTGGCGAAGTCGAACCCGTCGAGGTTGAAGTCGAACCCGTCGAGGTTGAAGTCGAACCCGCGGAGGTTGAAGTCGAACCCATCGAGGTTGAAGTCGAACTTCCTCAATCCTATACAGAGGATGACTTGCGCGCTTTGAGTTCTAAAGAGCTTAGTGAGATTTGCAAGGAACAAGGGCTCTCGGGGTATTCTGGTTTGAAAAAGGAAGAAAAAATCGCCTTGATTTTAGGGGGATAACGGGTGAGCGTTTTTGGCGAAGATTATAAAATAGCCGACAAAACAGTTGACCAATATCATAAAAGACCTTTTGGGAACCCGGTTATTCAAGGGATTAACGGTGCAATGTATTTAAACAAAAGAATCGCCAAAAAGAATCTCGAAAAAGAATTCAGGAAAACAGCTTTTAAAAACTACTGGTGAGGTGAAGGCGTTGTTTCCTAAGAACCTAGAAGAATATACGGCGGAACTGAGAAACACTATCATGGACCACCCCGAATTAAATCATATCCTTCTAGACAGGGATGACGGGGAAAATAAAGACTTCACAGACGAAGAACTCGAACGCGCATTGAAACAGGCTTTGTCCAAAATCAACGCTTTCCCACCAAGAACGAACTATAATTTCGCGTCCTTCCCATCGCAGTGGTACTTCTCGGTTTTGCTAGATCAGTCCATTGTACGGCTCTTGCTTATGAAAGGGATTCTGCGAACTCGAAACGAAATGCCCTACCAAGACAGCGGCGGCATCACCGTAGACATGCGAGGCAAAGGACAACAGTATCTATCAATTGCGCAGACGTTTAACGAAATGAGCCAGCAAGATTTGGCCACGTTTAAACGGGCAGTCAGTATTTCGCAGGCATGGGGCGGGGTACATTCTCCCTACGGCGCTCAGTGGTGGTGATAACATGACAGGGTATGCATTCTCTTCTTCGGACCTTTCCATCGACTTGTCTTGGACGCTTTTAGAGGGAGACGCCAAGGTGGGTGATATTGAACGAAGTCAAGCTCCCCACGAAGGGTTCGAGGTTCTTGCCGAGGATGCGGATCTGACAAGCTTAACTTACCGAGACACCTTTACGACTCCAAACGAGAACAGGTTCTACTATTATCGGGTTGGCGGTGCACTTCTCCATATAGGGGGGGTACCCAGTCCCCAAGCGAAGGAAATCGTACGACGAGACCGCTGGTTTTTAAACAGCGCCAGGCGCCATAGCGGCGCCAGGCTCGCTCGTGTAAAGATTCGCAGAATTGACGGCCAAAAGTGTACCGAATGCTGGGATGAAGTACATCAAAAAGTGACGAAAAGCAAGTGCAACCGTTGTCATGGGACGGGAGTAATAAACTCCTACTTCTCACCAATTGACATGCGGGTGGCGCGGACTATGCCATTCAAACAGCGTGCACCCCAACCCGATCAGATAGATCAAACAAACGTTTCGCAGTTTTGGGCATCCAATTATCCTTTGCTCAAACCGGGCGACCTTATAAAAATGGAAGGTCTGCTTCACAGGGTAGAGCAAGTACAATTTTCCCGTTCGGAAAGCTACGTCGTAAAGCAAGTGATGACGCTAAAGCGCCTTGAAGTTAATCGCAATGAGTACAAAATTCCGTGGGAGGAACAGCAGGATGATTCATAAGTTCAGTGTGAATTTCAAAGACTACCTCCGCAGGGAAGCCCCGAACCAGTTGAGGCGCCAATTGAATGAAAAAGAACTTGAAGCCATACATGAACTTCGGGTAACGCACAACGAGAAGGGTTTTAACATCGAAGTTGAAGACCTTGGGAAAGAGTTTAGCGACTTTATTTACAATAGCATTGGCCCCGATGCCATGGCTATATTCTATGGAGGAAAGCGCCAATGATTATAACCCCCATGCACGCCGTCTCTACAGTCATTTTAAAGCACATACAGGAAGTTTTCGAGGAAAACTATCAGTTGGGCAATTTCTATCTTAATCCCAAAATTGATATGTATATCCGTGCAGATTACCCCGAAGACGATTCCGATGTGGGTTTTAAACCCGGAGTCGTACTAAAAACAGTAGGTGGCTTGGAAGACGAAACGCCGTCCCTTGGGCAGCAAGGACACATGCCGCAACCAAGAAGCAACTACTCAACCGTACAAGGCTATGATGATATCTACAGAGGAGCCTGTACACTACAAGCTATCGCTCAGTACGAAAAAGAGGCCCTGACTATTGCTTACCTTGCTTTGCTTTCTATTAACAAGTTCAAACCTTACCTAATAGGGCAGGAGGGGATTGCGGACATTCACGCCGTGGGACTTTCAGACACATATCCGTATAGGGCAGGCTCCTACATCGATGCGTTTGCTTCTGATGTTCAAGTACGGTATGCTAAGAGAGAGGCATTTTCTACAACGAAGGGCAATGTGCCTCTGATGAAATTTAAAACAACAATGCATTCCAAATAAGCAGGTACTATACGCACGAACAGTACGAAAAATTAAAAAGAGAGAGCAACGATCACTTTCTCGAAAATACGAATTCAAGAAAAAAGGAGGTGAATCTGCTACTGAAGGATCGAACATCGCAAAAACATTCTTAGAGTTCAGCGACCAACTGACATTCACGTCTGTGGTGAAAACAGTACATTACAGTAGAATATTTGAATGTTAAGGGTATGATGAAAACGCTTTGGAGTGTGCTGTACTGACTTAAACTAGGCACATACCGTAGTAGTTTTTACGAGGCGGGACACAAGGAAGCAGGAAAACTCTAGAATGTACAGATTTGTGTATGTTTTTAGTAGCAGGAATACCAATGGCGACTTTCAACGACCCCGGAGTATATGTTGTACAGGATATGAGGCCTGTGTCTTTAACTCCCGTAATGCCGGCTCGTCCTTGCGCCTTCATCGGACCCATGTATCAAGTGGTAGATGAAGATATTCAAAGCGATACTGGCGCAGTAATTTCCATTAAGGAGAGCGGACCCCAAGAAACGTTTACTTTACCGTACCCTTCTCTGGTTAGTTCCGAATCCGAAGTGGACACAGACAGTGTGCGCGTCCACTTAATTCGTCGAGACGGGCGCGTGGCAGACGTTACTGCACTTTGTACAGCGAATGTAACAGACGTAACACTAGACCTTGACGATATTGATGTGATGAACGAAATCAGAGCCATTAATGACGATTGGGGTGGCAACAGCGAAAATAACGATTACGTAGGAATAGCGGGTGCAGCTATTCACGTTGAGTACAGGGCGCTTCGGAGCGACTTGGTGGGCCGAGTATTGGCGGCGCAGGGAACAGATGGCATACTCGCTACAGTCGGCAAGCCATCCGCGAAAAACCCCCTTGGGTTGGCTGGTAATATTGCCGCTAGACTTACAAGCGCTGGCGTGTATTTTGTGCCGACGTCGGATGATGTGGATGGCGACATTGATTTGGCACTCTCTTTAATTGAACCCCTTAACGTGTACACCCCTGTAGCTCTTTCGGCTAACCCCTTGACGCAGCAAGCGGTGATTGCCCACTGCGTTCGCATGTCGGATCCCGTAGAAAGAAAATACCGTTTCGCCTGGACATACAGGGCCTTTATGACCAAAGAACAGCTCATTACCGAAGGTCACCTTGATGAAACAGCAAGTTTGGCCGAAGTAAAAATCGCCCAAGCAGCCGAAATGATTCAATATGCTCAGTCCATTTTCGAACGTCGTGCAGCCGTTATCCCTCACGACTTCGACATGGAAATCGGAGGCGTAACTTATAAGGTGCCTGGTTATTACCTTGCCGTCGCTTATGCTGCTCTAAAGAGTCAATTAGCTCCACAACAAGGCTTAACCAATTATCCTTTGGGCGGCGTTGTGAAGAGGTTGCACAACTCCAACGATTATTTCAAACCTTCGCAACTTAAAGCCTTGTCACAGGGCGGCGTGTTCGTTTGCCTACAAGATGCAGAAGGTGCTCCGATTCGAAGCCGTTTCCAAGTAACTACGAATATGAACAACAATAAAACAAAGCAAATCAGCCTAATTTATGTCGTGGACGATTACAGCTTGGGTTACATCGCTACACTACAGTCTTTGATTGGCGTTAACAATGTAACGCCAGAGATGCTGGAAGAAGTGGAACTTTCCACCATGGCCTACGCCAGCGCCAAACGTAACGCCGGAAACATTCTTTCGGCTAAGATTCTCTCACTCCGTCAAAACGAAGACGATGAATCGCAAGTGGACGTGGAACAAGAAGTTGTCTTCCCCACCCCGCTTGATCGTATTGTATTACGGTTAATTTACTAAAGGGGGTATTTAAATGGCCAGATGGGATTTTAAGCATCATCACGTACAGCAGTTTGACAACACCGAAACCGCATCCCAATTGGGTGCCAAAGCCGTTTTGATCTCCGTGGGACCTCCTACGTGGGACCAAAACGAAGGTGGGCAGGCCATTGTGATGGGTATGGTGCAAAACCTAACCATCCAACAACAAAGAAATATCATGGAAATTTTTGAAATTGGTTCAGAACGTCGCTATTTTGTAGATAACCCGCATCGGGCACAAATCAATATTTCCCGTGCGCTGATTTCCGGGCCTTCCATTTTGAAAATTGTTGGCTCTGGCCTTATCAACCGGGGGCTCAAAGAAAGTGAATCCCCCAAGGTGGACGAAAGCATTTTCCGGACAAACGACATCAATGCCGCCGCCCCCGATAAAGACGCAAACCTATGGATGAACCTGGCAACGGATTTGTTCAACAATCCATTTGGGATGCTGCTCATGTTTGAGGAGTTTCATGGCGACGGAACATCGTCCAACTATGGTTCTGTCTACTTGCAAAATTGTAAAGTGCAGGGATATTCTTTGGGTATGCAATCCCAGATGTGGATGATTCAAGAAGATATGAACATCCCCTTTGAGTACGCCGTTCCTATTGCGCCCGTGAAAACCATTCAGGAGTCCTATAAGAAACGCAAAGAAATCATGGAAGGCGTTTCCAAGGTTGCTCCGCAGTGGTATGAAGATTATGCAAACTGGTCCGGGCTCGCTCCTGGGAGCGCCGTCAAAGTAGGGGATTAAGTATGAAGGGAGTGGCGTTTGGTGAAAATCCAACACCTGTCAGGTAATCAGAACACCCGCGCAGGCTCCCACCTTAGTTCCGCCTACCTAACAATGAGCTTCGGTCCGCCGAAGCTCATTGTTAATTCTGGTGTGGGTATCAAAGGAATTACAGTCGGGCTTGTACAGGACTTATCCATGTTCCAACAACGACAAATTGCCCGTTTTATGGAAGTGGGGAACAAAGAGCAATGGCTCGTTCCTTCGAAGGTGCGCAGTGCGTTGCAGATTCGCAGAATACTCTACGATGGTCCTACACTTTTGAAATATGCAGGTTATGCTTTGATGGGCGGAAGTGACGAACCCTGGAAAATGCGGGGCACAAATTCTATCGGCGCGGACCACGATTTAGGTCAGGGCGATTCCAACCGAAAATACCAAGAGTTGATGAACCGCATAGGCTATCCTGATGATCTTTACCCGCTTGAAGAAGCGCCGGGTGCTGGTGATTTTTGGTTGAATTTATCGAGTGAGCTTTTTGCCAATCCTATCGGGATTTTGCTCAGCCTAAAACAAAAAATGCCGGACGGAAGCGTTCTGCCTTACGGAGGAGTATACTTGGAAAATTGCTTAATTTCATCCCATAACTTTCAAGTTGTGGCAGAGAGCAGGATTTTAAGCGAAGCCATTTATGTGGAGTATGTTTCTACGATCCCCATAGGAGATAAAAGAGGACATTCGGTACAGGAAATCGAATTAAAGTTACGAGAGGCAATACGATAAAAAAATGGGGGATGGTAGCATGTTGAAAAAAGAAGAGATCATGCAACTGCACAGAGAAGGCGTTGTTTTTCGTGAGGGGAAACTGGCCGGGAAAGTGCCCTTTGTCGTTCGAACATTTCGCGTGTCAGATAACCTGCGTTTTGCTGAAAATATGGACGCGCTTGAAATTACGGATTCAGATGCCCATATCAACAACATTGTCGCGCAGAGTATGCTCGAGGGGTGTTTGGTGTCCGTTAATGGTATTCGGACCACACCGGATATCTTTAAAAATTACAACGCAGAGAAATGTAACTATATCATCAACTTTGCCAAAGCGCTGTTCGGCGATGTCATTGAATATTTGGAAGGCTTCCCTGAACAAAAATTGACAGATATGGAGCTGGAAGAATTTATCTTAACGGATAAAATCGAACGCGTTGAAACACTATCTTACTCCGATGATGTGGATCCTCTTTTTTTCAAGTACCAAGTACTGCCCGTGGGCAAAGTCACCGAAATTACAGAATCGCTTCGCGAGCCATTAAAAAACCGTAAGCTTTCCAAAATGCACGCATCAGTATTAATGGATAACGCCTTCGCAGCTGCAACCATCGATTCCATTAACGGGATTGAAATTACAGAAGAAACGCTGAACGATTTTAATGTAGAGTTAGTTACATTCATTATGCGGCGCGCCGCATCCATTGAAAACCAATTGCGCGACTATTTGAAAAATCCATCGAAGTTAGGAACGTCCCTAAAAAACTAATGGGAACGTCTCAAGGGTGGGTCCGTGCTCAATTGCATTTGGAGGGAATCGCCCCGGAGTACAACTCTTTGAAAGAAGCCTATCTAATGGCGGCTGTAGCTAAAAAGCAAAAGGTTTTAGCTAAACAAGTGGCTGTATTGGTAGTGGCTGCCAAGGACGCGAAAGCGACATCGGTTTCGGATGCCTATAATCAATTTGTGGAAGAGTTGTTCCCCTCCTTAGCGGAAGCCCGTGAGGCGTTTGTAGAAGTGGGACAGAAAATTTTGGAAAAAGAAGCGGGGAAAGTAATCGATCTTTCGCAATACCATCGCATTGACTAAAGGTGGTGTGTTGTGTGCCGACAAATAGAAGAACATTACGAATTGAAGTGGATTCGCATTCCGTTAGGGAAACGATGGCAAACATCGTGCAGGCAATATGGCAAAAACCCGGTGTGCAAACAGCGGCGCAACTCGCCGCTTTCGGTGGAACCATTTATGGTGGGGCTCGTCTTTTAGGGAGTGGTCCTGCCCAAGCAGCTGGGAATTTTATTGGAAGTGCAGGGGACCACTTGCGTTCAGCCGCCGGGTTTTCGCCGATTGATGATCCTCGAGCCATGCGCGGCAACCTTTTGTACCCCACGTTATCGAGCCGGTTAATGGGGAGACCAGAAGGATACACAGGTCGAAACTTGCTTCCCACCGAAGCCATTTATTATGGATATCGAGATTTTGGGCAACGTGTTGGGGCGGGTATTGGTGCTTTTGGCGGCATAACACTTCCGACTTTGGCTGCGTTTGGAGTCATGAATACAGGACTTTTGTCTGGCGTCTCCAGTTTGACGGGCGCTGCGGGTCGCGCCATTGGTGGCGGCGTTGCAAGCGGTACGGTGGGGGTTGCCGGGCGGGTAGCGGGCGGTATTTTAGGTCGATTTGGTTTAACGGGTGCGAGAGACGCTGTCTTGGCAGCTACCGGCCCAAGTAGTTTAATTGCGCAAGGCGGCGCGAAAGCAATGGGTATTGTTGGCGGTTTCGCGGGGTCAATGCTTCCTTTAAGCCTGTTGTTTTCTGGCGCTGCGCGCGTAGGGGAAGCGGTGGTAGAAAACATTACAACCCAGAGACAAATCGAAGATTGGATGGACCAAACAGGATATAAGTATACTTACGGCAACGCCTCCAATTTAATTCGCGGTAAGGGTTTTGATTATTCTACGCAAAAAGATATTGCCGAGTATGTAAGGGAGACGTTGGCGCAGCAAAACTTAATGCGCCAAACAGATTTTCAAGAAATCTTTCGCGGCATCCAAATGTCTGATTTGGATTTTAATGTGCGTAGTGCTAAGGAGTTCAAAGAAAAGTTCGCCAAGGTAACGGAAGTTCTGGTTGATATCGCCAGAAGCTTTGAAACAACACTCGAAGGTGCCGTTCACATGCTGGGCACTATGCAAAAGTCCGGGTTTTACACAACAGCCGATCAAGCGGCGATGCTTTGGCGCAATAATGCCCTTGCGCGCGCTTCGGGCGTCGAATCCGAAGAAATGGTGGAGCAAAGTTTGTCGGGTGCCGAAAGTGCCCAGCGATATGGCTTGCCTAAAAGTTATGGGTCGCTTTTGCAAACATCCATTTATTCACGAATTAGAAGGGCACCAACTGGCATGGGAGAAACAGAAAGAGCCGAGTACGAAAGAATGATGCAGGATTTAGGTGGAGAAGAAGCTGTAGCGGGAATGCTTACGGACTTTATGCTACAAGCCAGCGTTCAAGATCCAAATATGACAAACGTGTTATATGCGTTAGTTGACTTGGAAACAGGCGAAATCGATACAGAGATGATGCGAAAATTCCGAAACAAAGAGATGTCTCTTGTTGATTTAATCCACGAAGGGACACGGAAGGCGGCCGAGAGTCAAGAAGCGTTCGAAGCGTTTCAACAAAATAAGCAATTGTATTTCGGCAAACTGCACGAACAAGATGCCATCGACTTTACAACGGGCATGGTTGATTATTATATGGACACGCTCGATCTTACCGATCGCCGTTCTGCTTTGGAGTATATGGGAATGGACAATCCGTTGCTTCGTTTTGTGGCGGACCTAGGTCTTTTTTCGCCAAACATGCGCTCAGAAGTATCTTTGCAATTTGACGAAGTCGCTCGCACGACAATGCAACAGCAAGCATTTGAACGCACTTTCATGGGATGGCTTGAAAAGAATGTTTCGAAACCACTGAGTCAATTCTTTCAACAGCTTGGAGGAGCAGGCATCCCGTCTTGGATCATGCAACAACTTGAAAATTTTCAAACGGAATGGATCTTTAAGGTAGACAAGGTAGAGATTCTCCCCAGCGATCTTTCGCTTGAAAAAATACGAGAAGCCAACGAACTGCTTCGCGTCGGTGAATTGGTCGGTGACTATGTCCCTACTCAAATTGATACGACAAAAATTGTCGAAAACATTTTAGCTTCAATTCAAGCATCTATCGATTCACAAGTGGAAATCGGCGGCGATGTCACGGAACTGGCAGCTTCCAGAGAGCGTGTCGAGGAACTCCGAACGACGTTTTTAAAGCTATTCGAAGACCTATCTAACGGGAAAATTACCGTGCAACAATTTTCTCAGGCGTACATTGACGCCATGCGGGAGTTGATTGCCGTTGCAAACGAACAAGAAATCGCCGTGGATTCGGCCGTTGAAACGATGATGGAACGCATTTTGAAGATTAACGAACTGGCAGAAGAAAACCCCGAAATCGTCAATACTTCGTATAAATTGGCGCAAGATGTTGAAGAAGCATCTGTGCAAAGGTGGTCGGTTGATCTTTCTCGCCAGGATCCCCTAAGAAGTGACAACGCCGTCATCGCTGCCACTATCCAAAACGCTGCGAAAATACAGTTGTCCAAAGGAACAACGGCATCGGAGTTTCTCATGAGCAACATGCTCATTCCCGCGCTTACCGAGGAGGAAGAAGAAGAGCTAGACAGAGTATTTAGAGACGACGCGATAGTACAGGGGTTTGAAAAAGAGGAAGAAATTCAAGAATTTATTCAGAGGAGCAAGATGGCGATGGGGGTTCTACCCATTACGCCGGATTCTCTTACCGAGGAAGAACTTGTTCTTTTAGACAAAATCTATCAAGATCCCCAAATGCGGGAGGATTTTGCGAATATCAGAAACTTGGAGGATGGAATCCACAGCAAACAAGTAGTAGACTTTGTAAATAAACACGGATACGAATACTACAACTTATTCAAAGCATTCGAAAGATTGCACGAAGAAGGCGTGTTTACGTTTTCTGATCGTTTCTCAAGGCACTCCGCTAACAAGAGCTTCTTCGATTTAACCGCCTTTTTCCAAGAAGATCGCTGGACTATGGCTGATACATTTTATCCTACTTCGGAACAAGTAATGGAAAAGCGCGAAGTTTACGCAGAACATATTGCCGAAGGAGTCAAAGAGCTTGGGTACGACGAAGAAGTGCAAAAAGCCTTCAAAGGCTTTTTGCTGGATCCATACAACTCAAGCAAAATAGGACCCGTTGGCGACGGTTACTCCATCATCGAGGACGGTTTGAAAACCAAAGAGTTCATTGAAATGTTGAAAGAAGTAGGTGTTACGGATAAAGAAGAGCAGCTCCAATTAGTTGAACTTTATGTAAAGTCTTTGATGGCTGGTGCAGGCAAGGTGTACCCCAAATTTAAAGGGTTTGATGCCGATCCCACGGCGGTTGCCTTGCAAAAAAGTTTAGATGAATTGGCTGGCGAGTGGCTGCTTGGATTAGAGGAGACAACCAATACAAATTTACACAGACGCAATGCCATTAGCGGCGGCCATTTTACTGACGAGCAAATCGGCAAACTAATGCGAGACGTTGACGCGATTGAGGTTTTACTGGATGTGCTTGATGCAATCGGCGAGGAAGGGGAAGTCGATGGTTTCAAAATGAGGCAAGCTGAATTAAAGGCGGGGGACGATACCGATCTTTGGGTTTTGGCAGATGCCCTAGTTCGAGATGTCCTGCGCGATCCCGAGAAAAAGGAAGGCCACAAAGACTTACTTCTGCTCATGTCGTCCATGGGGAACATGGTTGGCAGACAAGGTATATCGGACGTTTTGAGGCAGACGCTTACAACGCGAGCTGAGACGTTTGATTTTTTAGGGCAAAATACGTTGAATGAACAATATTTCAATGCCGCCAGATCACTGCGCGAGTTCGCCTCGAAAGCGGAAAAACTTGATCTTAGCTCGCTTTACAACGAAGACGTTATAGCCGCCTTCCAGCAAATAGGCGAAACTCGAGTGGCGGGTATTATCAAAGAAGGCGCAACGGCGTCGCTGGCAATGCAATCCGTTGAAGCTGGCGGGGCAGACTTTGAAACGACACGTCAAAGCATTATCGAAAGTCTTTTGACGGGTCAATTCATCGGAGAAGAAGAAGTAGAAAAGTTCGGACTGCGGACAGTCCAAACTTCAGAGGACTTTAAAAACCTGATTGACGACATTTTCGCGCAGCTTTTCGCGTCGCAATTCGCGGAACCTGGTTCACACCCCATATTTAAAGATTTCGATACAGGTCGATTCATCGAAAACATGGAAGATCTCACACTCGTCACGAGTGGGGTTATTGTCGAAAACAGTTCCGCTATCACGGATTTGAAAAGCACAATGGATCTTCACAAAACTACCATGGATGAACTTAAAACCGTGCTGAGAGAACTGCAAAAAACGCTCATGAAATAGTGCGTGGTATAATGAAAAGGGGGGCTTCGTATGCTGGGCGTCACATCGAGATATACTCCGGGGACGGCTGGAGGGAAAAAAACATTACCTAAAGCAAAAATCACACTAGAGCTGCCAAGTCAGCCCGAGTATCGCGAACATTTAGAAAACGAACACCTCTTGTTCCGAAATAAATTGGGAGATTGGAACAGCTTTATCGCCCCTTATCAGAAGGACAGCGCGAATCCCAATCGGTTAGAAATTGACTCGTTTGTTTTGGAAAACGTGCAGCGCTCACACCGAAGCCGATCGCAAATTGTAGAAACGAATGAGTCGGCTATCTTATTTATGTACGGGGAGCAGGCTTTGGTTTATAACTTCGCCCTCCGTTTGATGGATGGTGGGGAAAACCTTTCCGGAGAAAAGTTCGATTGGCTGGATAAACTGGAAAGGTTTTACGAACGGTTCAGCGGACAAGTTATTGCCGATTACAATATGGACTTCCGCGTTAGTTTCAAACGGCGGTCATATAAAGGAGTTTGGCTTAACTTTGATATTCAAGAGGAATCCGACTTTGATCGTGCGGCGGGTGTTACGTTTCAAATGTTCGTAGTAGAAAAGAACCCACACTTGTATACGATAAACGGAAGGTGACGGGATGAGCGTATTAAGTTATAAGTACAAGCTTTTCTTACAAGGGCATGAAATCCCTTTTTCGTCCGTGGAAATTCATTATTCTTCGCAATCTTCATTCAGCGTTGAAATACCTCCCGTGAGTGAGGTTAACGACATTCAAGTTGGCACGTATGGCCTCATTGCATACAAAAAGCGAGGAGGGGATAGCAAGTGGCACCTGCTTTGCGAAGGGGTTTATACGGGCCCCTACTATATGAAGCAGGGATCTAGTCGTTCCTTGCGTCTTCGGTTTCGAGATCTGCAGTGGTTACCTGAATCCACGGTGGTGTATAGCTACCTGGAAATGAAAAACCCCCCTGCGATGTCTGCCTATATTCGGACCTTTGTCGGAGACATACGGCGTGACACCCCGCTTAACGTAGATAGCGATATGCAGCTTACCGAAACCGCCATCAACTTCTCTACTCGGTTTGGTTTTTTAGATGCCTTGTCAGAATCAAAAGATTCGCCTGGCGCATCTCCTTTGGGCAAAATAGCTCGTGCCATTTTCGCCCAGCTGGAAAACGGGAATGAATTTGCTTCCGAACATTCCATAGGTTTAAAGATGAACGCCGATCGCTTACTGCCCATTGAGAATAAAAAAATGGCCACCATTTATGGGATGGATGTCGTTCGGCAGTCGTTCGAGTCGACATTTGCGCAAATTACGTCCAGTACAAACTTGATGGATCTACTTTTGATGCTTCTTCAAGTCATCTTTTATGATATTATGCCCATACCAGGTCTTGTCAAAGACGAAGGCAGTTCCTTGCGCTCTTATGTGGTCAAACCAGACTTTAGGCTTGTTTCTCCTCCGGCTTGCAATGTTATTTTTCCTGATGAAACAGTCAGCTTCGGCTTCGAAGTGGATTACGCTATGCGGCCAACGCGCTTAATGTGCGGCGCGACACAGTTCAACAACGAAATGCGTTTATTCTTTGCTCCACCAGAACTCAAAGAATCCATTACATCGGGGGATTACGATAACCTCCTCACAAATGAAGAAAAAATTCGAGGCGTTCTTCCAGACCGGGTAGACATACCGTTCGCTAGCAAGGTTGCCATTTCCAGTGCAGGCGAAACCACAAGCGAACAAGATTTATACACGGCTGCTTTTGTCAACTATACATTTTACGAACGCAGCTACCGATCGGTACCGATGTCGGTGACGACATCGTTTCGCCCCGATATTTTACCAGGGTTTCCCGTACTTGTCCTGGATAAAATCATGCCCATGGTGGGGTATTGTGTGAACGTGAGTCACACAATCGATATTGGTTCCGGAACGGCGTATACGTCCATGACACTTTCGCATGTTCGCCCAACAAACGTTAAAATGCCTATCTTGTCCGGCTGGTATGACGAGGAAAAGTTTCACCCCGACAATATTGGCGAGCAGGTATTCAGGGGGCTTGGAACACATAACTTCTGGCACTTTTTAGAAGATGGAACATCGCCCGAAGTTGAAACCACAGAAGAAGGAGTGAAGCTGGTTGACTACCAGCCGGCCGTTGACGCCTTACTTGACGAATACACGGCAGCGTTACAAGGAGAACTCGGGCGATGGAAGGAAAGCTGGAGCCGGGCGCTTCCTTTGTTTTTCGATGAGAACAATCCGGGAGAAAACGACATTTTAAACGCCCTAAACCTCACGTGGGATATGGACTCTGAGCTTTTACGCACGCAAGATGGACCTAGTCCCTTGAATGTAAATATCATGGTGGATGGTCAAAGTGTTAACGAAATCAGAGAGCGCCCTGTTCGGCGCCTCAAAGAAACCCTAACTAGGACAAAGGGTCTTTGGACTAGACATATCATAAACTAAAAAAGGGGGGCTTGCTATGGATGAAATAAAGAAGAAGGAGTTAAAACTTTGGGAAGACTACAAATATAAAGGAGATACCAAGGCCGCCAAAGAACTTTATGATAGTATGGCTCCTTTGATTCATGGATATACTCGCGGCTGGAGCCAAACGGGTGTCCCGGCGGTTGCTATTTCTTCCTTTGGACGTCAGCTTTTCCTGCGTGCTCTAGATGACTATGACCCCACAAAGGGAGCAGGACTTGGAACACACGTTCGTAACCATCTCGGATGGCGCATAAACCGTTTCGTTAGAACGTATAGAAACGTGGCTCGAGTGAATGAAAAGAAAGACAGTATGATCAAAAGCTTTAAAAGCGCCCACGAATATCTTGAAGTCAAACTGGGTAGGACTCCTAGCGTCCTGGAACTTGTAGAGGAGCTCCAAATCCCCGAATCGCAAGTGCGCGATTTAATAAAAAGCGTGCGCAAGGAATTATCTGCTAGCGGACTGGAAATGAGCGGCTTCGAAGCAGAATCCAAGCTGGACCCAAGAATGCAGGAGTCGTTAAACGCTCTCTATTACGAAGCGTCTGGCGAGGAACAACTCATTTTGGAATATTCTTTTGGGTGGAAGGGACGTCCCAAACTTCAACCCGTCGATATTTCTGCCCGGACAGGCATATCCCAACCTAAAATTAGCCAGATTCGCAAACGCTTAGCTGAACGGTTCGAGAGGATACACGGGGGGGTTCTTTAGTGGATTGCGGAAGCCAACGGTTTAAAGAGATTATTGAAAATAACAAAGAAAACCTTAAATACCTCAAACAACTCGAGACCACGTACACGGCCGCCAAACAAGGTCAGATGCAGAAGTTCAAAGCCCTATTGCTTAACGCCATAGGGCTGCCTTTTAAGGATACTCTGGAAAACATGTTGGGTGATTCCGTTTCGTTTGAAGCGCTTGTTGGTGCTCTACAAATTTTAGCCATTGTAAATCCAGCAGTATTAGGAACAGTCTTAGAAAAAGAAATGCAGCGCATGGAAGAATACTTCCGGGGCGAACTGGAACTCGTGTTTCTTACGTATCAGAGGCTGGAAGAAGGAATAAGTTTTCTCGACGGCAAATGGTCGGAGCTAAAGGATTTCAACAGTTTCCTAGACACGCATCGATTGAGTTTAAACGAGTTTTACAACAGCGATTTACCTCGCGCGGTTACGCACGTCAACAAAAGTAAAACGCATCTAATTTTAGCCGAAAACGCGCTTTACAACACGAACGTACTGCGGGACGACGACACACAGTTTATGAACCAGCTTCTGATAGCGCGTTCAGAACTTTCTTTGGCCAAAGACCTTTTGAGTTCCGATGAACTTGATCCTAAAGTGGTTTTACTCAGCTTTGAATCTTGGTGGAAAGATGTGAAAGGACTTGTTGGACGGTTTTCCGGTATTGGTATGCCCTCTTGGGAAGAAATGAAGGAGGGCTTCGCGGGCGCAGGTGTTCGACTGAAAACGTTTTTCGAATCGCTTTACGCCGCTGTTACATCCATTTCCACTGCGCTTGTCGAAATCGACGAGATTGATAGCGAGACTAAAGACGTCTGGCAAAAGGTGCATCGCGATTTAATTAAAAATCAAACAGAGGACAGCATTAAACTCGCCCCCGTGGTATTTGAGGCCATTTGGGTTTTTATCACAACTGGCATACCACAAGCTATACCCGCCCCCATTCCTATGATTGGCACCCCGGTAACAGAAAGTAATATAACCCTTTGGGAAGCGCAAGCCAATGCATATAAACCATTTCAAGGTGTATGGTACAATAAGATAAGTGAAGCGGAGCACTTACTCTCTAGTGTGACAACGGGAGCCACAAGGGATGCCCTAGATGCTTATGATACGATTTACAGTCCGTTTTTCGACGTTGTTATCGATCTGTACGAATCTGCAAGCGCACCTTTTTGGCGCAGGCTTTATCAGTTGGAAGCTATAATGAACAATGTTTTAAGTTTGATGCTCGACGGAAAAGAAGTGGCAACAGATGTTATGGGGGTTTTGGTTAACTTAAGAGGGCAGCTTTGGGGAATCAAAACCGCACTGGAAAATGTTGTTACCTATTTCGACGAGGAAAACCCCGTTGCTGCTCTGCGGGGAGCTATGGGAATTACAACGGATATTAAGGCGATCTTCCACGGATTCTCCGCTATTGCCGATTCAATGGGCTTTGACTTTTTTAGCCAGCTTTTGCAAATGGGCGATTTCGCTAAAGCTCTAACGCTGGAAGCTCGCGAAGCCGATACAATCCAGCAACTTCTTGGTTGTCTGCGGTCTGTGGAACACCACACGGAAATAAAAAAAGCGGCCGCACTTGCCATTCAAAAAATCGCCATCGCTGAGAAGATTCGCAAAAACAAACTACAACAAAGCTTCGACTTGATGATCCAAGAAGGCGTTAAAGCCCAGGAAGCTACGATTGCCAAGCAGGAAGCTCTCCTGGAAACATATAACCGATAGGGGTGAAAACGTGAACAACTTTGAAGAAAAACTAAAAAATGACCTCGCCAAACAAGGTGTGGACGTATCCCCTACGACGATTGCGCATGATCTTTTCTTGCGTAAATTCGTAGAATTTGTATCTCCCTTCGAAAAGCGTATTCAAGAGTATCTTGATAAAATGGACTTTACCAACTTTAACAAACTTACCATGGGTGATTTAACAAAGTTTGCGGGAAATTTCTTCGTCTCTATCGAACAAGGTAAAGCGGCAGATGGATACGTGCGTCTTTTCTTCCCTGCGCCAACAGATGTCATTGTACCTAAGGGCACGGTTTTTATGACAACGGACGAATCCAAACGGTACATCGCTCGCTCTAAGGAAGACGAAACGCAGGCGAACCAACGAATTACAGCGGAAGAGATGGTTAGTAACGTTTCGGGTCTTTACTACTATGCTGATATTTGGGTCGAAGCAGAAGAAATCGGCGAAGAATATAACGTTGAAATCGGCACTATCACAAAATGCCAAAACCAAGCCATTTCAGGCATGGCGACGAAGATCGAAAACACGGCTCCATTTCGAAGCGGAACCAACAACGAAACGCCCTCTTCATTGTACTACCGTACCAAAAATTCTCTGGCTGTTCGAAATTTGGCAAATGATCCTTCTATTCAAACCGTCATTAAAAACAACTTTCCTTTTGTAACGCGCATTTACACGGTTCCCACCGGTGGAGCGGAGATGGAGAGAGACAAAGTAATGATCGATTTGCCTGAGCACGGCCCCACGGAAGTACGCATCGGGAATTTGACCGACGCCTATGTGGAAAGCAGCTTGAATATAACGAAGTCTATTATTATATTCAACGATGAAAAAAGCACCATTCCCTTTGGATACGGGGCAGAGTCTATAGAAGGTGCCATCAAAGACGTAATCTTTCGAGTACTTAAGGTGCAGCCCGTAGACGTTTCGGGCGAGATTATGGGTGAAGCCTTTGATGAATGGGAATTCCATCAAAAGGAACACCACGAAAACTCCACTCGCCAAACAAGCGAACTCGTGATTCTTCACCCTGACTATATCAACGAAGAAGGGGCTCCCCCTCTTTATTTCAAGGTAGAATATATCGGCAGCGATTACATTGCCGATATCCAGCAGTATGTTTTGCGCGAAGACGTCCGCATGCCCGTAGGAGATATTTTAATTAAAGGCTTTGAAGTTTCGCTTCTCTCGGGGAACATCGAATATAAAGGCGAAGTAGATGTAGCGGATATGATTTTGGCTTTACGCACGTTCTTCGAACGTCATGATGAGGCTTCGCTGGAAATATCCGATATTGTAGAAACCATGTACCGGGCCGGAGCTTCTAAAGTTCGCCTTCCGATCACCCTTTCTATTTCCCCCAAAGATGGAGAGCATATCGAATTCGACAATGCGTACCCGCTTGAAACGACGGAAACTTTTATTATGCATCCATATCACTTTCAAGTGAGCCGAATTGTATAGGTGGTGGACCACGTGAACGAACATTGGAAAGACTATCCTGATTATTGGCTTGACTTTGAGCTGCGCGAAGTCATCGAAAGTATTTGGGATAACTATGAGGAAAAGGTTCACGAACTCGACACCTTCCTCAGCCAAGTCGATGACAGCAAATCCATTTTAACTCTGCCCCACCGCCTTAAACGAACCTGGCTTCGCTTGAAGTGGGATGTAAACGCGCATGAATCCGTGTACGCGGGGGCGGGTCGCCTTTTGGATATTCCCCGACTTGTCGATGACAATTATAATGACGTCAGCCTCCCCTTTCGGGTCGATTCTTCGCGAAACGCCGTTATTTTAGAGGCGAGCGACGAAGAACTTGAGCCCTACAAAACAATCGAAAAAGACGGTCACTGGTCCATTAAACTTTGGGCACCCGTTTATTATGTCCACAACCCCGTTACAAACAAATTCTTCGCCCCCCTTTTGGGTATTGATACCCTGGAAGAAACCTATAACATCGCCTACGGCGTTCGTTCTTGGTCAGAAGTTTACCACCGTATCGTTAAAGGACTTTGGTACGTTTTCGTAAACGGCCCAACAATTGAAAACATTCGCATTGGTCTTTTCATTTTGTTTAATATTCCCTTTGCCCTCCGTTCTGGCATCGTTACAAGGAAAGTGCAAGACACGGGTTATGGAACGTCCATTATGGAAATTGTGACCGATGACGGAACAGACTTAAATGACTACTGGGAATTCCCAAGTAGCTTTTATTCACCTTACGACGTGGGTGACAGAGTAGAGGAATTCACGCCCCTAATCACAGGCGGCGTCGAAATCATTGACTACTTAAATTCGCCCAACTGGTGGGAAATTCTGCCGCAAGGGCCCATGAAAGAAAAAGTGGCACTACTCGAGCATTTCTGCACATGCCTAATTAAAATTGACGCCGTAAGCTTCTTCCGGGAACAGCTTGTCAGTAGCGGCGAAATCAAAGACGCCATACCTGAGCTTTACGAATCGTTTACGAACCGAATTTTACCTACGTTTGTCAAGGCATCCATTTTACTTTACCAAGCGTGGGTTGACGTTGTTGACGAACCAAAAGAAGACTTCTTACAGTCCGGAACGTTAAAGTGGGGGACCGCACCTTATAAAACGGAAGACGGCGAGCCCGTTCAGCTAAAGTGGATGCCCAATATCAACGAACGCTTCTCGGAAATTGATCCTTACGCCAAATTCGATGGTTCGTTTCGTCATAAGGAAAGCTTCGTTAACGAAAACGGGCGCGTCATTTTGGTCGACGGAGAACTAAAGTTCGATAGCTTACCCGAGAAGCATGTCCTTTTCGATAGAAGGCGCCTCTGGGTCCCTGTTCATAGCTGGTTATATAGCGTAGAATTAGAAGACGGTACGTCCGTGCCAATACGTTCGCGGGGCCATAATTGGGTCGATGTAGAATACGATGGAAATGGTCCAATCCACGTTATCTACTACACGTTCGCCTTCCCCGGAGGCCTAGACGCTTGGACAAAAGAAGAGACCATCCACCCGGAAAATAAACTCTTTACCTTGCATGGCGAGGACGTCATCGCCGTGCAAGAACTTGTGGTCGGGGTCGATATTCTGCGCGAAGGAGTAGATTATACGATAGAGTATAATCGTCTTAACGTGGGAGAGGGCGAAATTTTACTTCACTTCGTAAACGACTATCCCGAAGTTAAGTTAACTTCGGTTATTATGCCTTACGATTTGAAGCCGGTCGACGAAAACGGGGAGTTTATCGACGGTATTGCCAACAGGTTTTTCCAAGATGATTTAAAGATTCGCGGTATGTACGTGCCTGGTGGCAGCCATCGCTACCCGTCTCTCGCCAAGTACCCGTCGGAACAGCTTGTTCCTAGAGGCGCTTAAATGATATAATAAAACGTAAGGGGTGGTTTTCCTTGTTTAAAGATACCGTTGACGCCTCAGCCAAGGGCACACTACAGATCGTGGGTGTTGATAAGAAGGGGCGCCGTAAAATCCTAGAAGAACAAAACATTGTCGTGGATAACGCGCGCCGTATGCTTTGCCAACTTATTTCCGGCATACGCGCGCCAGCACAAGCGCAGAAGTATTTTATCACGCATATGGCGATGGGAGACGGCGTTGATCCAGCTAGTCCTCCTCCGGCCAGCGGATTTGCCACCAAACTAACGAACGAACGCGTGCGGCTGGAGATTACATCAATCACATACCCGTCTGACTATGCAGTGAAATTTACAACACTTATGCTGGAGGACGTTGGTAATAATACTACGTTTACCGAAGCCGGTCTTTTTGCAGATAATGCTCCAAGCGAAAGCGAAAAACTTTTTGCCATCAAGCATCACGGCGGCATTCACAAAAGCGATGAACTCATGCTGGAATATAACTGGACGATTGCGTTTTAAAGGAGGGGTAGCTTGTGCCGCAAAACACGTATGTTCGCACAATGTGGGTGAACGATAGTGATCCACCACTTGATGCCGACAATCTAAACAAGATCGAACAGGGCGTTGTGGACGCTCATATTCACATGTCTACCAAGAGCAATCCTCATAGTGTCACCACGGAGCAAATTGGTGCCGCTACCGAAGCGAATTTGAATGCTCACATTGATGATGAGGATAATCCTCATAGTGTCACTACAGAACAAATTGGTGCTGCTACCGAAGCGAATTTGGATGCTCACATTGATGATAAGGATAATCCTCATAGTGTCACTACAGACCAAATTGGTGCTGCTACCGAAGCGAATTTGGATGCTCACATTGATGATAAGGATAATCCTCATAGTGTTACTACGGAGCAAATTGGTGCCGCAACCAAAGTGGAGCACGATGCTCACAAAGACAACGAAAACAATCCTCACGAAGTCACACACATTCAGACTTCCCCGGAGGGAGCAAAAATAGGGGCGGACGTCCAAAGGGATAAGCATGTTAGTGACGCCGACTTTTCCAATTGGGAAGAGCACCGAGGTGACCAGTCAAATCCTCACGAAGTCACGCATGACCAGACGGCGCCAGGGGCTGTCGACTTAACGAGCGAAAACATCGAGCGCAACAAACACATTAGCAACAAAGATGGAAAACGCTGGGAGGACCACGTTAACCATCCGAACCCCCACAGCAATCACGAAACCCCCGCGGGGGCTCAGAGCAAGGTGGATGCGCACGCCACCAGGACGGACAATCCTCATAATCTAACAGCTGTACAAATTGGAGCCGTCGACCTGTCCCTTCTAACGGCGCATGAAACAAACGCCACGATGCACGTCACACCGGAGCAAAGGGCGTCCTTGGATCACTCGGAATATCCGCCGACAGCCGAAAACCCCATCGTTACCTCGACGGAGCTTTACAATGCCATGTCTGGCTCCACTCGAAGTGCCGTGGGAAGCGTAACTGAGTTGGCGGCTATTCCCCCCGCCCAAAGAACCGATCGAGACATGCGTCTTGTGGAGGACGAGGGCAAGATTTACCGCTTCGATACGAACGCATCAGAAGGGGACGTTCCTCCCGATGAGGGAGACGGTTACTGGATCATTGTGTCCAGTGCGACGCAAAGTCACAACAACTTAACAGGACTACAGGGTGGCGATGCCAACCTTTCGCAATACTACCACCTCAACCGAGACGACTACAATAGTCTTACGGAGCACTACGAAAGACTGAACAACCCACACGAAGTTACGGCTGTACAAACGGGTGCTATAGCTACCATTAATGGTGTGCCTAATCTCAGTGGTGATATTAGCATCGTTCTCGAAGGAAGCGATCTTGAGGTTTTGAACAATCCCGAAACGCACACCATACTTTTAATTAATAACCACAACGAGAGGTTGGATAACCCGCATAACGTAAGACATGATCAAGTATACCCCCTCAGCGTAGAATACGGTACAGACGTAGCAAGAGACAAACACCTTTCTAATGCCGACTATGCCAGGTGGGAAGATCATCGCGATTCGGAAACAAACCCCCACAACGTAACGGCGGTACAAACCGGGGCTTTGGTGTCAATTAATGGCGTGGCTGGGTCTAATGGTGATATTTTGGTTGTTTATGAGGGTGGGGATTTAGAAACTATAAGTAATCCCACTTCCGGCGTGGTGCGGTTTATCAACAACCACAACGAGAGGCTAAACAATCCGCACGAGGTGAGACACAATCAGGTAGAGCCCGTTCCCGTGGAATATGGACCGGACGAGACGCGTGACAAGCACCTTTCCAATGCCGATTATAGCAGATGGGAAGAACATCGAGTCGCCACAACAGCTCACGGAGCCACCCCGAACGCCACGGCAGAGAGGACTATTCTCAGAGATGCGAACGGCAGGGCCAAGGTGGCGGATCCTCTTGCGGACCAGGACATTGCTACCAAGAAGTACGTTGATGATCAGGTAGGTACTATATCAGGGGTGCCTTCTGGCGTCATCACAATGTGGTCGGGGTCTATTGCTAGTATTCCCGATGGTTGGGCTTTGTGCAACGGGGCCAACGGAACACCCAACCTAACCGAACGATTTATCGTAGGAGCAGGTGGAGTTTACAGTGTGGGAGACACCGGGGGAAGCCAAAATGTAGTCTTGTCAGAATCTCAAATGCCCATACACAATCACGCAGGAAGTAGCGATTCAACCGGAGCTCACACACACGACGTTTCTACCGTTTCTGCCGGAGAACACACTCACGAGTACCAATGCGACCCCGCGCCGTTGGGCGACGGGATGCCCGGGATGGCAGAGCCGGTCGCTTCCAATGGAACCATAGTGAGAAACACCGAGTTAAGCGGAGAACACACTCACGCCGGAACAGCCGCCAGTGCAGGAGCTCATACCCACGCGATCACCGTGGGCAACGCCGGTTCCGGTGAAGCTCACGAAAATAGGCCTCCCTATTATGCTTTGGCCTATATCATGAAGCTCTAAACGAAAGGTGGTGTTTCACTAGATGAGTAAGATTGTTAGGGAGTCCGAGAACTTCCATGATGAGATTCACCAGTTGGAACGGACACATGCCGTTGACAAAGATATTGTAAACATTCAACCGCAAGAGCTACTAGACAACGACCACTATTTGAGAGATCAAATAGATTTGACCAATATGGATCTGGACGATCACAAGACGAATACGGAGAATCCTCACTTGGTCACACACGATCAAGTGAGTCCAGAAGCGGCGGATCCAACGAAGGCAGACGAAGTCCGTCACAAGCACCTTTCTGATGCAGATTTAAAGGAAGTGTACGACACAAAGGCCGCACTCGAAGAACATGAAAACGATGACAGCAATCCCCATAAAGTAACGGCTTCTCAGGTGGGTGCCCCCACTTCTGATGCTTTTCAGAGCCACGTTGACGACAACAGCAACCCTCACAGCGTCTCTCGAACGCAAATTGGTGCGGCGTCCAACCCCCATGGAAACGATCAACATTCAGTAGACTACCTCCCCCAATCCGGCGGGTCGATGAGCGGGAACCTCACCATAGGACGAAATGCTACACTGAGAAAGGTGATTCAGTCCTCCGGAAGTACGGTGACGATCGTTGATCTGGCGGGTCGCGTCCACTACGCTGTTTATAATGATTTGGCTGAGTTTTTCCCTGCCGAGGAGCAAGTGGAACCGGGAGATGTTGTTGTTTGGTCCAAGGAGGGAGTAAGAGCTTGCGAACAAGCAACACATGCCGGAGTGGTGGGTGTTGTTTCTGACACCTTTGGCGCTGTCTTGGGAGGAGATCCCGATTTGGATGTCGAAGAAACCGTCCGAAGTGGGAGGTTTGCGCCCGTTGCCATTGCTGGAAGGGTGTGGGTGAAAGCCGTGGGTCCCGTCCAGAAATTTGATCTTTTAGAAACGTCCGCCGTGCAGGGACACGCTAGGCGGAGCGTTCGGTACACCCAGCCACATGAAGGTGGTACGGTGATTGGAAAAGCTTTAGAAGAGTTAGGCGAGGGTGAAACCAAGCGAATCTGCATGTTAGTGATGCTTAGGTAGGGGGTAAACAATGAGTCTTCTTAAATCGAGCGACTTCAAAAATTTGAAAACGAGAATGCGGGCAGAGCTCAGCCGCAGAAAGTACAACAACCGAGTGGACATCTACAGGGACTCGGCCTCATATGCAGTACAACCCACCGACGGCGGTGTCATATACAAAGAACACTACGACAAAATTGTTGTGGACATTGAAAGAATACGATCTGTTTCAAGCAGCCCTGCCACAATCACTCATCGAACTACCGGAAGCCCCTCTGCGGATGCGGAAAAACATAGAGTACTAGAATTCCACCCCGAAGAACTCGATGCCAGAATCACACTCTATGAGTCTAGAGACATACTAGTTCGAAGCGCTGCTTCGAATGACTGCGCACAAGGGTGTGCCGGAGGTTGTTACACAGGTTGTGCCACTTCTTGTACGGGTTGCACCGGTAGTTGTACGGGAGGTTGTGGCGGCTGCGGAAACACATGCTACGGAGAGTGCCGAGATGATTGCACGGCCGGATGCACGGGGACCTGCAACAGGCGGTGCGCCGACGACTGCACGGGGACCTGTGCAGAAACTTGCACTGGGACATGTACAGATTCTTGTGCCGACGATTGCACCGGTGGATGCACGGGAAGCTGTAGGGCAACTTGTTACGGCGGCTGTGACGGAACTTGCTATACGGGATGCGATAACACTTGCGAAGGGAGCTGCTATCAAACGTGTGTTGCCAACTGTGCCGACGATTGCACCGGTGGATGCACGGGAAGCTGTAGGGTAACTTGTTACGGTGGCTGTGACGGAACATGCTATACGGGATGCGACGACACTTGCTACGGTGCGTGCAGGGATGATTGCGAGGGCAGTTGTACAGGGACTTGTACCGGTACCTGCGATGGAACCTGTTCTGGTTTTTGTACAGGAGGTTGCCTGAACACTTGTGACGGAGGTTGTAAAGGAGGTTGTGGCAGCGGCTGCACGGGTGGTTGCTCGGGTAGTTGTATGGGTACTTGCTCGGGAACGGCGGCGCCCCCCTTCATGGACCCACTTTAAAAGGAGGTTTTAAACTATGGATAGCACATTGGTTTTAGCTGATTTCTTGGTTTCTATTGTTGATAAGGACATCGAAGGATTCTCGGCCCTCTACGCAGAATACTTGGAGGGGTGGAGAGACGAAGAAGAAAATGAAGACGAGGAGTGGCTTTTCGGCGAAGTTGTCGGGATGCTCTATCAAGCAAGCCAATTTGGCGAAATTGACGAAGCCTTTATAGGAAGCGCCTGCGACATTCTCTACGTCGACCAGATGAAGGAAGTGCGCGACTTCTACAAGCAAGACATTCTGTTCCCGTATTGGTCGGAACAAGGTGACAAGGCCAAAATGACAGAGTTCGTGAACAGGGCCTGGACCTTGCCTGCCGAACTAGAGAGGGTGCTAAATATGCGCAAACTAGCTCTTTACTTGCAAAACAGAGACATCGAAGGGATTCGGAGCGTAAGGGACAAAGTCAGGGGGTAGACATGTGGTAGAGTATTATCGGGGAGGAAAGATGTGGGAAGACACTGTTCGAAGGATTTTTCCGGAATTTACAGACAAGCCGTTTCCGACAAAGACGATCACATTTGTTGTAACGGAGCAGTGTAACATGCGGTGTACCTATTGTTACCAAGCGGGTAAAAATGACAATCGCATGACTAAAGAGGTTGCCTTTCGGGCCGTGGATGCGATTTTGGACAAAGAAAAAATGGAGGGGTACATGGACTACGAGGAAACACCTGGTGTTATCCTGGACTTCATTGGCGGAGAGCCCCTTCTCGAAATTGAACTTGTTGATCAAATCGTGGACTACTTCCGCTGGAAAGCATTTGAGTTGAATCACCCTTGGCACAAGTGCTACATGGTTTCCTTTTCCAGTAATGGTCTTTTGTACTTTGATGAGAACGTACAAAAGTTTTTGAAGAAAAACGATGGGCTCGTTTCGCTCGCCATTACAATTGATGGAAACAAAGAACTTCACGACGCTTGCAGGTTCGATATCGGCGGGAGAGGAACGTACGATAGAGTCGTGCGAGCGATTCGTGACATGGTGGGGAAAGGAAAACTTTACTCCACCAAAGTCACGATTGCACCAGGTAACGTTTCTTACGTCAAGGATGCCATCTTGCACTTGTTTGGACTTGGTCTAACTGACATTCACGCCAATTGTGTTTTTGAAGAAGGTTGGAACGAGGACCACGCCCGAGAACTGTATCGTCAAATGGTGGCCCTGGCTGATGTGATGATCGAAGAAAAGCTCTATGAGAAGCACTACGTCAGTCTTTTTGACGAACTCGTTGGCCAACCTAAGGACCCCGAGGAAAACAATAACTGGTGCGGTGGCGATGGGAAGATGCTTGCTGTAGGACCGGACGGAACGCTGTATCCTTGCCTTCGGTACATGGCGTATTCCTTGGAAAGCGAACGAGAACCACTTGTGATAGGTAGCGTTGAACAAGGAGTGGACGTGGGTTGTCCGACGCTCGAGCGGCTTCGTTCCATTACTCGGCGTTCTCAATCTACGGATGAATGCTTTAATTGCCCCGTGGCCAGCGGATGTGCTTGGTGTAGCGCGTATAACTACGACAAGTTCGGAGACTTTAATAAGCGGGCTACGTTCATTTGTGTCATGCACAAGGCGAGGGTCCTGGCCAATCACTACTACTGGAACAAATTGGGGATCCCTTATGAGCTTCACTTGGACGAAAACGATGTAGCGTGGCTACTGGAAGAGGATGAACAAACATGAAATCCTTTGAAATCACCGAAGAACACCGGGATGAACTAGAGAGAGCTTGGTACGAACTCAATGGGTTGCAAGTACTAGCCAGGCAGTTTTGTAGCACGTCCTCCTTCAAGCCAGACAAGGAGCGACACCAAGAAGTGATTCGACAATTTGTGCAGGCGAATGCTTACTACCAGATGCTTTGGCAAGACATTTTGCAAACGTATTTGCCGGGAGAGAAGTTAGATGGTCTTGTTCCGCACTGCGAGTTTGCAACTCGGACCGTTGAATTGAAAAAACCATAAGGGGGATAAGCGTTAATGAAAAAACTGCTTTTAGTCTTACTAGTTCTTTTGCTTTTAAGTCCTGCGGTGCTCGCCTGGAATGGCTATTTTGCTGCGGATTATGATTTGCAAGATGACATCACGTTGACGCTTCATTTGCAAAAACACGTGTT